TAATATTGTATATTAATAATTTAAAAAAATATATACAATGAGTAACAGTTTAGATGCTATTTTGGCTCAGTATGAAAAAAACACTGAACCAACTAAAAGTGGAAACAAATTGTCTAGTGAAGACAGACTTAAAAAGTATTTCACAGAAAAATTACCTAAAGGGGTAAAAACACAAACAAAAACTTTCAGATTATTACCTACTAAAGATGGTAAGTCTCCATTTACTGAAGTTTATTATCATGAAAAACAAGTTAATGGTAAATGGGAAAAAATCTATTGTAACCATTTAAATGATGGTGAACATTGTCCATTATGTGAGGCGAAAGATGCTTTATATGAGGATGGATCTGAGAAAGCTAAAAACTTAGCAAAAGAATTTATTCCTAGAAAATTCTACGTAGTTAAAGGAATTGATAGAGAGAATGAGGATCACGGAGTTAAGTTTTGGAGATTTAAACACAAAAAGACAGGTGATGGTGTTATGGATAAATTAATTCCTGTGTTTAAACTTAAAGGTGATATCACTGATCCTAGAGAGGGAAGAGATATTATTATTTCTTCAGGTAGGAATGATAAAGGTCATAGTGTAGTTAATTCTATTATGGCGGATGATGTAACTATTCTTACTGAGAATAAAGAATATGCAAACGAATGGTTTAACAATGAAGAATCACACAAGGATGTATACGCTAAAAAGTCTAATGAATATTTAGAAATTGTAGCAACTAATAAAACTCCTATTTGGGATTCTGAACAAAAGAAGTTTGTTGCAGAAGAAGATAAAGAAGAAAAAGAAACTGCTTCATTGTCAGAAGAAATCAATATGATGAGAACTGAAACTACAAAATCTTTTGAGTCAGACTATAACAATGATGACGATGATGAGGATTTTGATAATGATGTTGAGGTATCATCCTTAGACGATGACGATGAATTACCATTCTAATTGATGATATGGCGAAACAACCACTAAAGAAAAAAGCATCTGATTTTTCGTCTATAAGAAAGAAGTTTTCCTCTAGTGATAAGTACAAAGAACAAAAGTACTTTGACCTAGGGGAAGCCTTTCAGAAGGCGACAGGGATACCAGGTCCTGCTATGGGTCAGATTAACATGCTTTTAGGACACTCAGATACTGGAAAAACAACCGCACTAATCAAAACTGCGGTTGATGCACAAAGAAAAGGTATCTTACCTGTTTTTATCATTACAGAACAAAAATTTAGTTTTGAACACGCTAAACAAATGGGTTTAGAAACTAACTACGTTGAAGAGGTTGATGAAGAAACAGGTGAGGTTATCGGTTATTGGGATGGATTTTTGTTATATAAGTTAGGGTTTGATTATATTGAACAAGCATTTGATTATGTAACAGAAGTTCTAAACGCACAAAAAAATGGTGAGATACCACACGATATTGTGTTTTGTTGGGACTCTATTGGTACAATTCCTTGTCAGATGAGTTATGAAGGAAAAGGAGGTAACCAACACACTGCAAGAATTATATCGGAAAAATGGGGTATGGGTATGGCTCAGAGAATTACATCTTCTCGCAAAGTCACATCTGAATACACCAACACTATGGTATTTGTAAACCAACCTTGGGTAGAGTTACCTGATAATCCATTCGGACAACCTAGAATACAACCAAAGGGAGGACAGTCAATTTACTTATCTTGCGCATTAGTGTTCTTATTCGGAAATCAAAAAAGTTCAGGTGTCTCAAAACTAAATGCTACCAATAAGGGTAGAAAAGTTAATTTTGCGATAAGAACTAAAGTAGGTATTCATAAAAACCATATGAATGGTTTGGGTTACGCGGATTGTAAAATTCTCGCAACTACACATGGATTTGTTGAAGACGATAAGAAAGCAATTGATCAATATAAAAATGATTATAAAGATTATTGGGCAGAAGTTTTTGACTCGGTAGGTGATGATGTTATGTCTTTTGATGTGATTGAAGGAGATATGATAGAGACACCCGTTGATTATTCAGATAATTGATTTGTTTAACGTTTAATCAATGATGAGTGAGAATTCCAAGTAAGAAAAAAAGAATCCAAAGAACATTATTAGTTGACGGAGACTCGTTGTTAAAAACCGCCTATCATGGGGCTAAAAATCTTTACTATAAAGAAACCCATATAGGTGGTATTTTTCAATTCTTAACTATGGTTCGTAAAATGTTGAATGAATATAAATTCGACAGAGTATATGTATTTTGGGATGGACAATTTAGTGGTAGACTAAGATACGATATTTACAAAGACTATAAGTCTAATAGAGACAAAGATTTCTATAACGAACAACCACCATCAGAAATAGATTTATATTTACAGAAAGAAAGGTTATATTCTTATCTTGAAGAGTTATTTATAAGACAATACAGAGATGATATTGTTGAGGCGGATGATTCTATAGGGTATTATGTAAATAATATGTCTGAGGACGAAAGAGTGGTTATTATGACAAGAGATAGAGATATTTGTCAATTAATCAATGAAAGAGTTTCAGTTTACGATTTAAATCTTAAAAAAATAGTTACTGAAGAAAACTATTTAGTAGATTTCGATCATCACCCATCAAATTTAAAACTTATAAAAATGATAACTGGTGATGTTAGTGATAACATTAAAGGTATTGTTGGTGTAAGTGAGAAAACATTGGTGAAATTTTTTCCTGAAATAATGGAAAAAACTTTGACTTTGGGATATATTTTTAGTAAAATTGAAGAAATACAAAAAGAAAGAAAAACTAGATTGAAAACATTAGATAACATATTAAATAAAGTTACCAAAGGATCACAAAAAGAAATGATTTATGAGGTTAACGAAAAGTTAATAGACTTATCTAATCCACTATTAACTGAAGAGTCTAAAACTGATTTAGATTACCTATTTAGTACTACTATGGATCCTGAAGGTAGAGATACTAAGAACGTAATTAATATGATGATAGAAGATGGGTTAATGTGGGCGATACCTGGAGGTAGAGAAGGTTATATAAATTTCTTACAACCATTCCTATCGATAATTAAAAAAGAAAAGAATTATTTTAAAAATGTAAATGTTTAGATTATGAAAAAGAAGTATAAAAGTTACCCTTATGAGTTTTTGTTTATGATTAACGGAAACCCTATTGTTGGAAGAAATTTTCCAGTTATGGATTTTAATAAAGATTCGTTAATGTCTTATGAGATTAAAGATTTAGTTGATGGGGTATCAGATATGATAAGAAACTTATTTAAGGAACGTACTTATGATTATATGGAAAGATATAGTAATTATTATTCTACTAGTACTGAAGAAGAAACAAAAAATGTAGACATTTACGAAAATGAAGATTTTTTTACTGTACAAATTAAGTACAAAGGAAAAGTAGTAAGTGAAAGAATTTTTAGTGGAAATGACTACCCACCAAACGTAAGATATGATGTCGATATAAGAAAAATTATACCTAAAATCATTGATTATTTGCAACAGGGATTGAGTGCGAAAAATTATACAAAAAATTATTGCGGTTATCAACTTGACGACATATTTATTAATAACTAAATCAGATAAAGAATGGCGAAAAATGAGAGTTTAAATTTAGGTTATTTAGGATATAGTTTCCAAGTAAAATTAGTAAAACAATTAGTGGAGGATCATAAGTTTTCAGAGAGTATTATTTCTATTATTGATCCTAATTATTTCGACAACGAGTACATGAGACTCGTTGTTGCAGCTATAAAGGATTACTATGAAAAATATGAAACCATTCCGTCTTATGAGACTATCTTTAATATAATAAAAAGTGAAGTTAGAAGAGAAATTGCTAGAGAATCTGCTACTGAACTTATTAAAGAGGTTAGAGAATCTGAAAATAGAGACTGTTTACATACACAAGATGTTGCCATTAAGTTCTGCAAACAACAAGAACTTAAGAAGGCTACTCAGAAAATCCAAAAAATTCTAGATGTTGGAGATTTTGATAGATATGATGAGTGTGAAGAATTAGTTAAACAGGCTATATCGGTAGGAACAGAAAAAGACGAAGGAGTTGATATCTTTCACGCTATTGAAGATGTTTTAGCTGATGATTTTAGAAATCCTATACCGACAGGATTGGTAGGTATTGATAACCTTATGGGTGGAGGTTTATCTAAAGGTGAATTGGGTGTTATTCTAGCCGCATTTGGTGTTGGTAAAACAACATTAATCACAAGAATGGCAAACACTGCGTATTTAGAGGGTAAAAACGTAGTACAAATTTTCTTTGAGGATAATGTTAAAGTTATTCAAAGAAAACACTTAACATGTTTTACTGAGATAGAACTAAGTGAGTTGGGAGAAAGAAAGGAAGAAGTAAAAGAATTGCTACCTAGATTCCAAAACTTAGAGGGTAATCTTATTCTTAAGAAAATGTCAAGTGATGGTACTACTATCCCACACATCAAACAATACCTACGTAAATTAATTTCTAGTGGTATTAAACCAGATATAGTATTCGTTGATTACATTGATTGTATCCAACCCACTAAACAATTCAAAGATGAGTATAGTGGTGAAGGAAATGTTATGAGACAATTTGAAACTATGTTATCGGAGTTAGATATTGCTGGGTGGACTGCGGTACAAGGTAACAGAAGTGCGATTGGTGCAGACTTAGTAGAGGCGAATATGATGGGTGGTTCTATTAAGAAAGGACAAATTGGTCACTTTATTCTATCAGTTGCTAAGACATTAGATCAAAAAGAAGAGGGGAGAGCAACATTAGCCATCTTAAAATCTCGATTTGGTAGGGACGGAGTTGTTTTTGACGACATTGTATTTGACAATGGTACGTTAACTATCGACACTAGTGAAAGTACAGATGTAACACTATTACAACATGAAAAAGGACAAAAAAGAAAAGAGTCTGATTTCATTAGTGAGACGATAGCGAAGAAGAGAAGTTCAGTAAATAACAATTAAAATTAGTAAAAGGGTAATTTTTAAATGATTTAACTATGTGAATCATAAAGGGAAAGAAACCCTCTAAAAAAAGAAAAAATTAAAAAAATGGAGTTATCAAACAAAATTTTATCAGACATTACCGTACATATGAAGTACGCAAAATTTCTACCTAAAGAAAACAGAAGAGAAACATGGGAAGAATTAGTCACTAGAAATAAAGAAATGCACCAAAAGAAGTATCCTACAATAAAGGA